AGGCAACAATCGATCTAAGTAATTTAGATAGGCAACATACATAGGCAACTTAACAAGGAGAAAAACTATGGCATCTTTAGCAGAAATTCGATCACGACTACAGGCAGCAGAATCAAAAGGTGGGCAATCCACCGAACGCGGGGACAATGCAATTTATCCGCATTGGACCATGGAAGAAGGCCAATCAGCCACACTGCGCTTCCTACCCGACGGTAACACAAAAAACACTTTCTTTTGGCAAGAACGAGCAATGATTCGTTTGCCTTTCAATGGCATCAAAGGAGAGATGGAATCCAAGCAAGTGATGGTACGTGTGCCCTGCGTGGAAATGTACGGCGAAGCCTGCCCTATTCTGGCAGAAGTACGCACCTGGTTCAAGGACAAGAGCCTTGAAGAAATGGGTCGCAAGTACTGGAAAAAGCGTGATTACATTTTCCAGGGTTTTGTTCGTGAAAACCCACTCAGCGATGACAAGTCACCAGAGAATCCCATACGCAGATTCATCATTGGTCCACAAATCTTTACCACTATCAAGGGTGCTTTGATGGATCCTGAACTGGAAGAATTGCCCACCGACTACCTGCGTGGTCTAGACTTCCGTGTTTCAAAAGGTTCCAAAGGTGGCTATGCTGACTACAATGGTTCAAAGTGGGCACGTAAGGAGTCGGCACTGACCGAAGCAGAACAAGCCGCAGTTGATGCACATGGCCTATTTGACCTAAGCACATCTTTGCCCAAGAAGCCCACAGACGTTGAATTGAAAGTTATCAAAGAGATGTTTGAAGCATCAGTAGATGGCCAACCATACGACACTGAGCGTTGGGGTCAATACTTCCGTCCTGCAGGTGTACAAGCACCTGCTGGTGGATCCGCTCCAGCACCTGCGGCAGATGAGGACACACCTGCTCCGGTAGCAAAATCTGCACTCCGAGTGGCTGCACCTGCTAGTGACTTTGATGAAGACGACGCTCCTGTAGCAACTGCTCCTGTGGCAAAACCTGCTGGTGGTGGACAAAAGGCCGAAGACATTTTGGCTATGATCCGCGCACGTCAACAGAAGTAATCATAATTACGACTTCACACAAGAGAGAAATCTCTTGTGTCTCTTTCTCTCAACATAGGTGATATATGGGTAAACCCTTCGATGTAAGCAAATTTAGACGTGAAATTACAAAAAGTATTGACGGCCTTTCAATTGGCTTCAACGATCCAACAGACTGGATCTCTACAGGCAACTTTGCCTTGAACTATTTGATCTCAGGAGACTTTAATCGTGGCATTCCACTGGGCAAGGTCACTGTGTTTGCCGGCGACTCTGGCGCGGGTAAAAGTTACATCTGTTCAGGCAACATTGTCAAGAATGCACAAGAGCAAGGCATCTTTGTGGTGCTAATCGACAGTGAAAACGCTCTTGATGAAGACTGGCTCAAGGCACTTGGTGTTGATACCAGTGAAAGCAAATTGCTTAAACTTAGTATGGCCATGATTGATGACGTGGCCAAAACAATCTCCACATTCATGAGCGACTATAAAGCACTGGCCGAAGGCGAGCGTCCCAAAGTCATGTTTGTGATTGACAGCCTGGGCATGTTGCTCACACCTACTGATGTAAACCAATTTGACGCAGGCGAGATGAAGGGCGACCTGGGTCGCAAGCCCAAAGCACTCACTGCCTTGGTTCGTAACTGCGTTAACATGTTTGGTAGTTACAATGTGGGCTTGGTGTGTACCAATCACACATATGCCAGTCAGGACATGTTTGATCCGGATGACAAAATATCAGGCGGTCAAGGCTTTATCTATGCATCAAGCATTGTGGTAGCCATGAAGAAAATGAAACTCAAAGAAGATGAGGATGGCAACAAAGTGTCTGAAGTAAACGGTATCCGTGCCGGTTGCAAAGTTATGAAAACACGCTATGCCAAGCCCTTTGAAGGGGTGCAGGTCAAGATTCCGTACACAACAGGTATGAGTCCGTATTCTGGATTGGTTGACTTAATTGAGAAAAAAGAAATGCTCAAGCGTGAAGGCAACAGTCTAGTGTTTACCACAAGTGACGGCGAAGTTATCAAGAAGTTCCGTAAAGCATGGGAAAAGAATGACGACTCGTGTCTGGACAAAGCAATGGCAGACTTTGGAAATCAGAAAGCCGAGGTAAGTACTCCGGAGGAAACAACTGATGAGTGAAACAATAGCCAGTGAAATTTGGGGTGAACTCAAGCGTTTTGTAAACACAGTAGATCGTGCCGAAGCCGCTGAAACGGTGATACAGATCTTGATGGACAATGATTCAGACGTGGAAGATATTCGTGCGGCATTTAAAGGGGACGCTGATATCAAACGTGCGTTGACTGCATACCTTGACAACGACAAGGACTATGTGGAAGAAGATGACGAGGAAGAGCCCGAAGACGAAGATTACAACGAAGACGAAGACTGGGAAAATTGATGAATCAATTGACTGATTTTGATCAGACAAAAGATTTTTATTGTTCGCAAAAATTCTGGTGGCTGTCAGTAGATTTAGAAAAATTAAAAACCATGAGTTGTTGTGCGGCAACTCCTGCAAAGATCAATTTTGATCACATCAATCAAAATCCAGGGGATATTTTTAATTCGCCCGAAATAACAGCAGAACGACAACAAATGCTGATGAATCAGCCAGTGTCCAGTTGTTTGTCGACTTGTTGGGTACCGGAATCAAAATCTCAAGTGAGTAGACGAATCTCTATGAAAAGTCACTTGCCCACTCATACAGCAACGTCAACTTCACCAGAGGTATTGCACATTGTTGTAGGGTCTGACTGTAATATGACCTGCATTTACTGTTGCAAATATTACAGTTCTGCCTGGACCAGGGATATCAACAACCACGGTGCTTACTCGATTGCCACCTCAGATGATAGATACATTCTGAATGATACTGATCGAGTGCTTATGAAACTCAGTCAGAAAGATATAAAAAACAATCGCTTTAATGACAGTTTACTCCACGAGATATCACACCTGGCAGCATCCCCAATGCTCAAAGAAATTGTTGTCACTGGTGGCGAACCTTTTTTATATCTGGGATTAGAAGAGTTGGTTTCAAAATTATCCGGCTACGGGATTCCTATAAAAATTTACTCTGGACTTGGTGTAAACACAGAAAGATTTCTTAAAGAAATTGTCAAAATTGCCAAGTTTGCAGAAATAAAATTGGCAATCAGTGCAGAATCAACTGGCCGGCTGTATGAACTATTACGAAATGGTAACACTTGGAATCAATTTGAAAAAAATATACAAACTCTCAAACAACATGATGTTCCTTACAGTTTCCATGCCACAGTATCTAATTTAGCACTGTTAGGCATTGATGATTTTATCAATTATGCTGGAGATGTTGAAATTTTGTGGAGCCCTTGCTCCGATCCTGATTTCTTTTCAGTGAACATTCTTGATGATCAAACAAAGTCAAAATTAATAGAACAAATTTCTCAGTATCCTTTGCAACTTCAAGACATAATTAACACAGTATCCAATACATTTGTGCCCAGTCAAAAGAGTGGTCTTAATGTGTATTTGAAAGAATTTACAATGCGTAGAAATATTGATTTGAAATCTTTACCGTCGCATTTTGTCGACTGGCTAGAACAACAATGAAATCAGTTTTTCCTATCAACACAGACACAGCCTGCCAACTCAAGTGGACCTGGAGTACTATTTTTCTCAACAATGGCACAACCAGTTCCTGTCACAGAGTGGGTCGACACCCAATAGCACTGGAAAACTTTGATGACTTTCATAATACTCCCGAAAAACTAGAACAAAGAAATACAATGTTACAAGGACAATGGCCACAGCCGTTGCCTTACATGACTCCCAACGAAGGATGTCGTTATTGTGAAAAGATTGAAGCAGCCGGTGGTCAAAGCGATCGTCAATTTCATTTACAAGTGCCCGGACTAGTTCCACCAGAACTGGAACAAGATCCAACTGCCGTTAGAGTCACTCCCAGGATCTTGGAAATTTTTATCAACAATACCTGTAATTTGTCTTGCACTTATTGTACACCATTTAATAGCAGTCAAATTCAACAAGAAAATCAAAAATTTGGTAGATTTGAAAAAAATGGACTGGTGATAGAATCCAAAAATATTGATAAAAATCAAACTGCACTATACACTGAAAAGTTTTTTGCCTGGCTAGAAATCAACCATTTGCAATTGAAAAGATTACACTTGCTCGGCGGAGAACCGTTGTATCAAAAAGAGTTTTTTCGTTGCTTGGAATTTTTTACTAACAATCCCAACCAAGATTTAGAATTTAATATTGTGACCAATTTGATGTATGCTCCTGATAAATTTGAATCTGTGGTACAGCAGTGGAAGAACATGGTAGCAACAAGAAAAATCAAACGATTTGATATCACTGTGAGTTTGGACTGTTGGGGTCCTGAACAAGAGTATGCTAGATATGGTCTTAAACTTGATGTGATTGAAAAAAATATCCAAACACTAATAAATAATCCTTGGATATATTTCAATATCAACAGTACCCTTAGTCCGCTCACTATAAAAACTTTTCCGGCACTGCTGGAAAAAATAAATCACTGGAAGCAACGACGCCGAATAAATCATCATTTTCAAACAGTCTTCGTGCCAGAGCATCATAATCCGGACATATTTGGACCAACATTTTGGAATCAAGATTTTGAGCATGCATTGAGTGAGATTGCCCAGGGCAATTGGCAAGAAAATATTTTTTACGAGCATCTTAAAGGAATTCAGTTGCAAATTCAAAATAGTTGCGTCAACAAAGAAAAGATATTACAATTACACACACATCTCGACGAGTTGGATCGTAGAAGAGGTACAGACTGGAGACAATTGTTTCCTTATTTAGAAAATTGGAACAATCATGTGGTATAGTCGTGTAGTTGCTGGTCTTGGCGCTGTGCCTGATTTTATCAGTCATTATGAGCGCGAACTTGACGACGCCAAACGAGACTGTAAAATTTCGGGCATGGTTGAAAAGAACATCACTGCTTTGCCGGGCATAACCGAACATCGTTTCAATCAACTGCAAGAGATTGAGGCTGTGTTAAATTATCTCAATATTCAACTGCGTAAAATACGTAGAAAACACTTTCAAAAGTACCTGGAAAACTATGCTCGTGCGCTGACCTCAAGAGACGCTGAAAAGTATGTGGACGGTGAAGACGAAGTGATTGATTACGAAACTATCATAAACGAAGTGGCATACTTGCGCAATCGCTGGCTGGGCATTCTCAAAGGCCTGGACACCAAACAGTGGCAAATGGGTCATGTGGTACGACTAAGAACAGCAGGCATGGAAGACATACAGGTGTAAATTGGGAAGATATTTCAGCCTAACAGCGGCCAGTCTGTTTTTGCTAAAGATATAAAT